ATTTCTATATTCTTTTGTTAAAAGCGGTAAATGAACTAATACCCAAATACTTTTTAAAACATCTTCCCCGGTAAAAGGTAAATATCGTCCTTTACCATGATAACCAATGGCTGACATTTCTGGAGTGTACTTAAATACCTTGCCATGCGGAATTAATGTACGACTACGTGCCAATTTAAAACTATCATAAACAGTCACTGGTCTCATGGCCATCATCTTTTTATTACTTTTTAAAAATCTTTCCAATTCTTGTGGAAAATAATCAGTAAAACATTCATCAGCGTCAAGCCAGATTAAAATATCAACTGATTCTTTTTCATGAATTTTTTTAACCTCATCTAAAATTTGTTGCCTTATGCGTGATTGTTTTGCGTTTAATCTACTCTTCATTCTGCCACTGTTAGATTCTCCTGCTAGTGATGTCCTTTCAACTGTTGAATAAGATACTATTATATTATATTTTTTTTTATATTCAAGAACTACATTTTCTGTCTTTTTATCATAATTATCCAAAACAACCACCACATACTTAGAATACTTAAGTAAATCATCAAGACAATATCTTATTAAATCACCTTCTCTAAATGCTAATGTGGCCCCAACAGTCATATTAATACCTCTTGTGCCAGAAAATTAAAGTAGGATTTTCTGTACACACAAAATTATGTGGCCCTTCACCAAAATGAATTCTTGCTAAATGATTCCAATCAAAAGAAACCTGACTATCGTCTCTAAAACCACCATATCTATCAAACCAAATACGTTCATAAAGAAGACATCCAAGGTCTATATGTTGTCTGATAAAAGCCGTATTCTTAATTCTATCTACATCTGAACCGTCTTTCTTTCCTTTAATATGCAACCAACAATAAGGATGTTTTCCTGTTTCTTTTTTAAGATTAACTAAAGACTCAAGATGGTTTGGTTCCCATTCATTATCATCATCAAGAAAAATAACTTGGTCATATCTTGATGCCATAACACCAATATTTCTGGTGAACAATCCAAAACGACCTTTGTTTATTCCAACATCAACAAAGAACATTTTTTCTGCATCATACTCAGGAGATTGTTTAAATTCTTCCCACCACTTTCTAATTCTATCTTGATTATCATTTACAATAATCCACTCCCATTCTGTATGAGTTTGATTTTTAATTGATTGCCACACTCGATTCATATATTCATCTCGAAATGCAGCAGTAATAATGCTTATCTTCATATGTTTAGTATTTCTCCCCGGGTAGGGGTATATTAGTTTTGGGGTCTAATTTGGGATAACCTAATCTTTGTGCTTTAAGAGTTCGACTGGGACCATACCCAGCATAATCAATAAAACCTTCAGGAAAGCCTCTATTTTCAAGAGCATATCCTATGTGGTCACACCAAATATCTCTGGCATACCCGCTTCGCATGCCAATAGAATTCATAGCCCGCTTAAATTGATATTCGTCTCTATAACCAGCTTGGGTACCAAAAAAATTTGGTATTTTGGCGATGTCATCCCGTCTGTGAATCCTAAATAAGGCAGAGGAAGAACGCTTCGCCTCACCCACATCATCATGAGGTAACCAAGTAATTGTTGTATCGTTGTTAAAATGAACATTTCTTAACCTAGGACATCTCATCGAAATTGCTCCGTATTCAGGATAATATCTACAGAATAAAGCGACCATCTGTTGCAACCAACAAGGATTCAAATCTGGAGGAACCAAATCATCATTGGTCGTAACAAATAATTCACTCTCAACATACTCAAATCCTATATTATAAGCTGGAGCCAAACCATAATTTTTATCATTCAAAATCAAAATATCTATCTTGCCTTGTTCTTTAAGTGACTTTAAATAATCAACAGTATTATCTTTTGTTGAATGGTTGTCTACTACAATTAATCGGTAAGGTGTTCTGGTTCTTTCCATAATCCCTTCCAGTGTTCGTTGTAATAAATGTTTTCGATTATAAGTCACTACGACTATATCTATTTTTTGCATATAGCAAACTTTAACATTGTCTGATGATGGCAGCCACGATGGCCAAGTGATTCCACATTCCAACCATCAGCCAATTCTTTAATTTCATCAATACTATAAAAGAATCTTTTGTTGTCATGGTCCTCTTTTGGATTATTTTTTGAATCACCAACAAAAATACTAGCATAGAATTTCAAATCCTCATTAGGCGGACATTCCCACAACTTATTATAAACAAGGTCTTCTTTTATATTATCTAAACATTGCTTAATTTTATCCTTCGTAAGATGAGTAAAAACAGACTTAGCTAAAACAAAGTCAAAACAAGGTGGAACTTCGCTCCATAAACCAAATGAAAAATTATCATCTACTAAAACTCTAATTTTCTTTTCTTCGATTGTTTTAGCACCTAACTCTTTCATGCCTGCATCGACTAACCACTGATGTTGTTCAATCCCATAATAATGCCACGGCTCAAGATAATTTATAAAAAATCTACCACCACGAAAACAACCGCAACCAATATCCAAAAAATAATGATTTGGCTTGAGTCCTTCTTTTACCATAAAATCAAATTGTTTCTTGCCGGTATAATCCCAATTACCACCGACGTATGTTCTATGTCCCATATTATTTACCTTCGGCAATTCCTTCATGACCAAATCTAATTTTAGCTTCGTCATAATAAGGTGGTTCACCAGTTAATTTATAAACTATACCCATTCCTGACTTGGAAAGCGGCAAAGCTGCCTTTGGATACCATATTCCGTCCCAAAAGAACTTTATAACCCCCTTATGCGGCCACAGGACGTCGTGTAAGAGGATTACACCCCCTTCTTTGACATATGGCTCCCAAAAGCGGAAATCGGCTTGTACGCCCTCAAATGAATGGTCTCCATCAATTAATAAAATGTCTATCTCTTTTTCCCATGTTTTTATAACTTCTTTTGAATTACCATGGATAAATTCCCAATATGGTTTTAAACTTTCATCTTTAACAACACCAGAACAATCAGCAATATCAATACTATAAACTTTCATGTCTGAATGTTTTTTTCCACGGTCACGCATACCATAAAGAAAAGCATTTGTGCTAATACCGCCACGGACACCAATCTCCACTATGCGTCTTAAACCCTTTTGACCGTTGCGATAATCTCTAGCGATACTATAAAGCAAAGGAACAAAGCCAGCCATGTTTGCACCTTTCTCTATTAATCTATTTAATTCTTGTGGTAAAGGAATCATATTTTATTTACTATTCCCATGCCAATACTATTGAAAGCTAAATTGGCCTTAGGATGTTTAATTTCTTTCCAAAAATTTTTAACACCAAAATGTTTATGAGTAATATCGTGCATAAATATTAAACCCCCCTGCTTTACAAATGGTTCATATTTTTCATAGTCTGACTTTACTCCCTCGTATGTATGGTCACCATCAATAAATAAAATATCAATTGGTTTATTCCATTCTACTTCTTGGTTTTTATATCCTTCACGTGATGGGTCAGTTGACGAATAACCAAGTAAAAAAGTCCAATCTGATTTGTCTTTTAGTACATTGCTTCTGTCATCTTTATCTATGCTGTATAAATGACCACCACCCATTCTTTCTTTAAGTCCCTTCATAATGGCTCTTGTGCTAGTACCACGCCTTACTCCTATTTCTAAAATAGAAATATTATGGCCAGCATTAAAATATTTTGCAGCATTATATAAAACATCAACATATGGATTCATGTCTCTTGCTGCTAATTGTGCTTCTTTAATTAATTGTTCCATATTTTTTTTATTGCTTGTTTGTCTCTTTTTTGATGAATAGCAAATCTATTATCTTCATCTTTAAAAGAACATTTACCAAAATCAATTAACATTAATTTATCGTCCCATAAGAAATTTTCGACTCTAATATCGTTATGGGCGATACCTGCTTTATCTAAAGCATTTAATATTTCCTCTGTTTGTTCACCAGCATTCCTGTCAATAGGATGACCAACATAGGTCATAATAAAATAATCTTCACCAACTTCAAGCACTTTTGGAAAATGCTCAAACTTTTCTAATTTTTTAAGTGCTTTTACTTCTTGATGAAGTAAATGTTTCCGTGGCTCGACAAATCTTTTCTTAATCTTATTTGGTGATATTCTATCAAGAACTGAACTTGTGTTAACTTTTTTATCCCAATAATTAATCATTGGTTCTCTACATATGTATAACTTGCGGTCAATCCAACCACCAACAGAATCATGTTCCTCTATAGTCCTATAAACAGTATTTTCATAAAGCCACTTTTTAATATCAGCTTGTGTGGCTCCTCTAATCTTTGCCATACCATCGTTGGCTGCACTTTCAAAAATCATAATTGGTGCGTAGTGAGAAACATCAAATAATAATTGTTTTGATTCTGTTATTCCATACTGTTTAACACTCCACATCCACTGTGATAACCAAATGATTATGTCATATCCTGCATTAGGAAGTAGTGTGTTCACTGTAGTTCTGTCAATAGACTGATGATGAAAAAACGCTTTATCACTATATCCTAATTCTTCAGCGGCGGCCTTAGCAACTTCAATGCTTTCTAAGTCGTAATCATAACCGACCACTCTTTTCGCTCCAGCCTCAATCATTCCTAGAGAAATTCCACCAACACTACAACCAAGGTCTAAAATACTTTTTTCTTTAACATCCACTAATTTTGTAATCTGTTCTATTCTCTCACGTGTCTTACTACGATGTGATTTAAAATTACTTAATCCTTCAAATGGCAAATCATGATACATCTTACCATCACGTAAAGATGAGCCTTCATATTTTCTACCTTTAATTGCTTGTACTTTTTCACTTAACATTTGGTTTCTTTTGTGCAACTACTAAAATTGATTCATGGCCTTTTCTTTTGTTAGGAACGTCCTCATAACGTAAAGGTAACATTTCTATATCAAATTTGAATATTATTCTCAATACTTCTTTAGTAAATATTACTTTGTGTGGGTCTCTTATAACACCGGGTCTAAGTTCACCATCAGGAACACATACGGCTATAATACCACCCGGTTTTAATACTCTATACCATTCTCTTAAAACAGCTTTTGTATCAGGAAAATGCTCTAAACAATGTGAAGCAATTACAAAATCTAACTCTCCATCTTTAAACATCCAAAGGTCACTGCCACTTCCAAGAATATCAGCTGTTTTGTATGGGAATACATCAACTCCTATTGCATTTGGATGACATTTTATTACTCCCGGTCCGACTTCGATACCTTTGCCCTTTTCGGCATATGGTGTGAGTAACTTTTGGTCCTCACCCAAACGTTTATCACCCCTACGTTTATCTAAGCCCCACCAATTCCAATACTTTTCTCTAGCTTCCTGTTCGTGTCTATCACGATGTGTATTTATTTTTAATGGTATGTTTGTTTTTGGGTCTATGTCTGGATAAGGTTGGTCTTTTCCTTGCTGAACACGCTCTTTAGAATAAGTATGATAGGTTGTATATCCCTCAGCAAACCCTTTATTATCTGGCATAAAGCCAGTGTGGTCGGCGTAGAGATGAGTAGCAACAGCTAATTTTTTCTTTAATGGTTGTGTCCGTTGCATAAAAGCAGTCGATTCCCAGTGTGGTCTTTGACCAAAACCATTTACTGCCTCAATCTCTGTTTTTTTGGAAATCCTAAAAACTGAAGCTAAAGAGGTTGAAGATTCAATTAATTCTTTGTGTTCATCAACATCACGATGTCTTATTCGTTGAACCCGCATAGATATACCAACATATTCTTCTTCATTCTTTTTAAATAAGTGGAGCATTCTTTCTAACCAACATGGTTTTAAATCTGGTGGAACAATATCATCTTGTGTACAAATAAAGTACTCGCTTTGAACTTTCTCAAATCCCAGTGTAAAGCCTGCTGCCAACCCTTTATTTTCTTCAGCAAAAATATAATCATGGACAAATCCATGCAACTTAGCCTTCTTAAGCCAGTCTCTTGTACCATCAGTAGAACAATTATCAACTACCCATAACCTATTAGGATAACGGGTGCGTTCATAAATTTTCTTGACAGTATGTTTTAAAAACTCTAAACGATTAAACGTTACCAAGATTATGTCTATCGGCTCTAAACTTAGTGCTGTCTTTGTCGTAGTTTTTGTTTCTTCGTTCGTCATAAGTTTGATAATTAGTAAACCCTTGCGGGTAACCTTTATTAGTGGCCTCTAAATGAATAGCGACCAATTCTCGACCTTGTGTTTCAGCGGTTCTTCTATTTTCTCGAGGAACTGCAACCCTTTTCCTAAAGAAAGTTGATTCCCCGGGACCAGAATTTTTATAATCTTCTCTCTGATATACTGTGCCAAAAACATCACGCCGCTGAATGCGTAAAAATGATTCGGCTCGAGCTGATTTTATTTCTCTTTGCATAATTTTGCTTTTCTCTTAAGTTTTTTCTTACGATTTCGTTTAGCTTTTTTGTTCTTCATATAAAATTGGTTCTAACATATTATAGTAAATAGATTCCATACTATGCGTTCGCCACGCTCTACGGAATTGTCTATCAGCATAATTGTCTCTTAATTTTATAATTATATTTTTTGCTAATTCTTTTATGTCATTATCCGTTCTACCTTCATAATGAATACTTCTCAATGAAGTGAAAGGATAACTTAACACTGCTTCCCTATTAACAAAATCGGCTAACGAAGGTAAATCTCTATTGTAAACTATTAAATTAGTTGTCATTGATGCTTCTAATAAAACATTACTACATACCTCAGCAATAGTAGGAAAAATAAATAGATTAGAAACCTGCATTAATTGAACTACAACTTCATGTGGTACTTCGCTGGCTATGTTATGTTCTTTGGTCGCCAAAGTACTAGTAAAGACAAAATCTTCTTCTGTTAAACCATACTGTTTTGCGTATTCTATTTTATCTTTTATTTCGTCTATTCTTCGTCTACCGTTTGAATTACAAACAATTAAAGCAACATTATTACCAAGCTCTTTTAGAGCACCAAATACTTTTATAACAGAGTTAAGCCCCTTAGCATCCATTCTGGTGGTACACATTGGATACGTTTGGATAATATCCTTCTCCCATAATCTCATCTTATCACTTATTATCTTCGTGACTGGGTGCCAACCCCATAACAGTGCCGGGTCTTTTTCATTAAAAACAACTCGTATGTCTTGTGGCACTGCATTGATGGCTCTGGCAAATTTACCTACATCAGCATAATTCATGTAAACATAGCGAGCGTCTGGCATACTAAAATCAAGTGGACGTCCGACTCCTGACCTAGCCCAGTGAAGCCATGGGATTTTAACTCCGCATTCTCTGATTGCTTCTCTATAGGTAATACAATCATCAATGTAGAAGTCGTGTGTTATGGCTAGGTCAAAATCTGAAGTTAATTCTCTTTTAAGAACTTCTTTAAATTTTTCTTTAGCCTCTTGGTTAATTACATTCTTTTGTCTCTTAAATCTTGTAACGACTGGTCTCATTTCGCAACCAGCATCTAACTTACTATTTTCTTGCACAAAAAAAACCACCTCATGACCAAAATTCTGAAGTAACTTAATCTGATTCTTTACCGCCTTTCCGGGAGAAAAACTATCAGGACACCGATTAAAATGCGTAATTATCGCAATTTTCAGTGGCCTTTTTTTCTCCCGTATTTTAGGCGGTTTTACAACAGGAATTGGTTTGGGTGGGCGTATACCCATTGTCCTTAAACAACGGTCCAAAGAGGGAACAATATCATCGTTCGGAAAATCCTCTTGAAAGTGATAATGACTCAAGTCGTTTTCATTTCTTGATTTGTCTTTGGTAGAGATTGTAATAAAATAACTACCTAATTTTTTAGCATCACGTATAACGCTATCAAGGTTAAAATTCTTCATAATATTATTTCATAGTTAAATTGTGTTGTTTATTCTTTTGGTGCCTTTATTGCCTTTTTCATGCCAAAACGTAAAGGTGTTGTCTGTGAACCGAAATAGAAACCTATTACAGCACCAGACAAGAACCTAAGTATCTCAGCACCAGCAAGCGTAACATCAAAGAATAGTGACGCAATGGCACCTAAAACTACAAGGACACCAATGACATCTCGTGCGATTTCTTTTGAGGTCATATGATTATTTAATTGCTACCAATGGATTGTCCACCGGTATTTTATTAATATCTTCCTTTGAAAGAATTTCTAAGGATGCGAACCCACCCTTAATACCCAATGCAGGAGCAATTGTATTGAATTGGATTTCATTGAAGAAAAACCTTCGTTTCCCATCAGCACCAACCCACCACACAGCTCTTGTTGGGTCATCTTTTTCTTGAATTATTCTAAACATATTTTTAATTGGGTTAGGCTTGTCCACTAAAGTCCAAGCACCATAAGTATTAGCGGCCATGTTGTACTCATCATAGTACATTCTGCCTCTTCCTATTTGTCCCCACGCATTTCCCCAAGAGTTTATAAAATCGAAATACTTGCCCTTACTATCTTGACCAAAACCTTTAAAGTAAAAGGCATGACCCCATGTATCACTTGTTGATGGTGGTTGAACTGGATTTTGAGACCAACCCTTATGGTCTCCTGTGGCTCCAGAAACTGCACCCCAATTATTCAAAATAGCATGAGCCAATAAATCAGGGTTAGCTGGACCAATAGAACGATATTCTTTAGATTGATAAGTCAATGCTTCTTGTCTTACCTCATCTGTAATATCTGAGTTATTTCTCATAAGTGCTTCTGATGGAGGATTTTTAGTAAAACTTCCATCACTCATCGGAATATACTCATAAGATTTAACAGTCTCTTCTAGTGCATCTCCTTGACCAACGGCAATTTTAGCACCGTCACGGATATATGCACCGCCATTAGGTAAGTAAATCTGGGAATATACGAACCTAGGGGATAAATCTTTGAATTTCTTTTCTTCTACGAAGTTAAGAACTTCAAGATACTTAGACCATGCTTGACCAACACAACTTGATGAAGCCCCTTGGCATTCAGTAACAAAGTCATGTTGTAATTCCTTTTCTACATCAAATCCCTTCGCCCAATCAATTTGGGGAGAACCCATCACAACATCAGAGTACTTGAAATCTCTTTCGTCTGGTCTGTCACGATAAGCACCGGGATTAAAATCCTTAGGAATGTTAAATTGTTTTAGGTGGTTTTTAAATACCATATTATTCAATGCCTAATTTAGTCATTATTTTGATTAGCTTTTTATCAAGTTCATTAATAGCATCAGAATTTTCTTCTATATTGTCTGCATTTTCTGCCATAGTTGCATTATACTCATTTATCTTATCAGTTAAATGTTGTAAATGATTGGTTTCTAGTGTTTTTATGTTTTGTTTGATTAATGCTACGTCTTGTTGAAGCTGGGCGTCAGGACCCGTAATAAATAAAACTATACCAATAATAATACTAACTACCGCAATGAAAAATGTTATTTCTCCAAAAAGAACCTTCCTAAACTTTTCCATATTTTGATTGTTGTTATTATTTTCCATATACTTTCGATTACCGGGGGGAGGCTATCTCCCCCCCACCATTAATATTATCCGAGTAATGACGTCGAACTACTTGTACTTGATGAAGTAGAACTTGAAGTTGAACTACTTGTTGTACTAGTTGTGCTTGACGAAGTAGAACTTGTTGAACTGCTTGTTGAACTACTAGTGGAACTACTTGTACTAGATGAAGTAGAACTTGAAGTTGAAGTACTTGTACTAGATGAAGTCGAACTTGTAGACGAGCTAGTTGACGAAGAAGTACTAGAACTCGTAGACGAGCTAGTTGACGAAGTGCTACTACTCGTAGAACTACTTGTACTTGACGAAGTAGAACTTGTAGTGGTCGTTGAACTAGACGTACTTGACGAGGTAGAACTTGTTGAACTGCTTGTACTTGATGACGTAGAACTTGAAGTTGAACTAGAAGTACTTGAGGTTGAACTACTTGTCGAACTACTTGTTGAACTAGAAGTACTCGAAGTAGATGACGACGTTGAACTAGATGTGGAAGACGATGTCGTACTAGATGATGAATAAGGATGAGAAACAGCGAAGAATATTTTTCGTGCCTCATCAATCTCAATGTAATTAACCGTCATGTTGTCGGTATTAGCATTTGAGAAATATATTGGTACTAATTGCTGTTTAGGTAATTTACTGTAGTGAGCAGTCTTTACCATACTATTAGTATCAACATCATTAATGACATTCTTGCCATTAATATAAAACTCTACCCTATCAATTCTCCATCTAATCTCGAATTTGGTAGGAGTATTTGTCCAATCAGAATTCCATGTAATGGTTGTAGATTCTGCAATAGCACTAGAATCACTGTATGTTCGGGCATAAAAATTAGTCCCAGAGATGAAGAAATACGCCGCATTTCGATTACCGTGTGCTACTGAGTAAAACCCAAAAACACGAGAATCTCCCGCCGTAGGTGCAGTCGGTATGGTTAAATTCAAAAGAAGATTACCAAACATAAACATGGTAGTGGAATTAACCTTACCAGTCGCTGTACCATCATTCTTAATCCTAATTTTCCCATTAAGACATTTTGCATAACCCGAAAGAGTTTTGAAAACGTCATCATCATAACCGTAAATATAAGGGTCATAGAACCAGTGACCATAGTCACTGACTAATCTTGTATCTGCCATATGATTATTAAAGCAAATTATTTAGCTTTTGTTGTAGTTGTTTTAGGGGCTTTTTCTTCAGATTCATTTTCTTCCTTTGGAGCTTCTTCCTTCTCTGATTTTACATCAGAAGATTTAGAAGGTTTTTTTTCTGCTTGTTTTTGTGCAGCCAATGTTTCAAGTAATGTTTTAGCCATTTGAGGAGCCATTTCCTTAGCCATTTCAACAGCCATACCTTTGGCTATCTCTTTTAACTCTCGCTGTTTATCACGGCTAAGAGAAATTTTTGGTTTAGGATTAGCATTTTTACCAACATGACCATATTCAATTGCAGTGATGTCATGTTCTGGCTCAGGGTCCCTTCTAAAATCTTGCCAAGGGTCGGCAACCCCCGGCTCTTCAGCGAGAATAAAATCTCTATTGAAAGCTGGGTGGTCCATTAATAATTTACAATATTCTTCGTTTTGAACATTAGCTTGTCCATTTTCGAATTTGATAGAAATACCCGGTACTGCCGCTCGACCTGTAATCGGCTCTGCGGGCATGCCGTGTCTTAAAACAACTCTATAGTTTGATTGTTTTGATGTAAACTTCATATGTTTATCTTCATAAAAAATTAATTATTGTAAGTATCCCCAAAAGGGGGAGCAAGGCTCCCCCTATATTGGTTATTCTCTAGTGTATTCACACTGTAAGAAATTAGCGGCATTGTCAGTAATAGATGTGGTATCCATGACCCTAACGATTAAATCATTACCTTCGCCGGGACATAGTCCATTAGCAAAAGTATGACTTGTATCATTAGCACCACTACCAGCACCATCAACAGATGTAGCTTGCCAGATTAAAGTTTCTGTCTTGTCATGAGCATTCCATTTGTAGATTCGAATAGCACCAGCTTCTGCTGCACTTACATCGGCATTATAAGTAAACTTAGTAAGTTTAACTCTGTGTGCACCTTTTGGTCTATTAAGACTAACACCTCTATCATATGTAACACGATAAGTAATAGCATCAGCAGCATCGGTTGTTACTTTAATATCAAAAACCGATTCTCCATCTACTACCGCAGCTGTCACTGCACCATTAACTAATACATCATTAGAAGCATCTGAACGCAAAGCATCTAACAGTTTGCATTCAAAACCAGCAGCAGCATTAATCTTATCTACTACTTCGCCCATAGTATCATAAGCAGCAGCAGACAAATCAATAGCTGTAGCGTTTCCGTCACTATCAGTAACGGTAATTGTACTAGATGTATCACTAACAACAACAGTAGGGGTAGATGAACCACCAGCAACATCTTTAATACGAAGTGCTATTGGACCGTCATCTACTACTCTACCAACAGTTGGTTCAGCAGCGTAATAACGTGTTACAAGAAAATCTTGTGAAGCCATATAATTATTTTCCTTAAATTATATCAAGGCGGGCAATTACCCGTGACCTTGTCGGGCTAGGGTTCGACTGACCCTAGGAGGGAGTGCGTTTTAATTCCCACTCCCTCGTAAGAATATAATAAATAGTGTTTCTATTTACTAGGCTTGAACGCCTTTCAATAAAGCACACTTAGATGCTTGAATTCTTTGAAGACCAACTTCAGAGATGTACTCATCAATTTGGCCATCAACATCAGGGGCTTGAACATTTGTCTTCAATTTAGTATCACGATTGTTCATGTATCTATATTTGAAGCATTCCATGTCAAGTAAGAATCCCCATCCAGCATAATCTTCTACGAATAGAGGATTGTGGATTAAGTTGATTTTACCAAATGCAGTAACATACTCACCAATTTGTATACCATAGGTCTTTGCCAAAGGTTTCATTTGAATTTGACCTCTAGCGAACTCGTTAATAGCCTGTAGAACAACACCACCACAGAAGAATGTCTTAGTATCGTTTCCGTAAGTGAAACCTTCTCGTAAGAAAGTATTGAAGTCAGGGGCAGTTAAAACACCACCTTGGTCCTGAACATATGCACTGTTAGATTCGATAAACTCTTGGACACCACCTGTAGCACGCATTGGATGACCATTGGTACCTGTACTAGATTTCTTTTCACCGAACCAAAATGCTCTTTCAATATCCAAAGCATGTTGGGTACCCATCTTAGCCCTTAGGTAAGGTAGGTCTGGACCGCCATACAATTTTGCTTGCTTTTCTGTATCAGAAAGTGCAATTGTAGTACGGAAAATCTGAGTATAGTTAGATTCTGAAGAAGAACGTGTAGTGTTAACATTTCTAGCACTAGCGTTTTCTTCGTTCACATTACCAATGATATACAATCCATCACCATCAGCACCAGCTGCCGCAGCAGTAGAACCGAAGGCTCTTGTGGTCAAAGTAACAGTAGTAGAACTTGCATAAGTAACTACCACACATTCACCAGTTCTCGCATTTTTAACAATATCACCAGTGGTGAAGATGTTACCTGAGCTAGAACCAGCACCAGTAACTGTAGCGGTTTGACCAGCGGCTGAAGTATAAGTACCACTAACCTTGGCATATCGACCACCGTAGTAGTCTTCAAACCATTTGAATTCTGGATTTCCAGTAGGAGCTTTCATCATGCCTGAACCAGTCCAAGCCTTTCCATCCCAAACTTTACCGACCTGAGTCAATAATGTTACGAGAGGATGCTTATTTGGTTCTAACAAGAAAATCTTGTCAACAGCGTCTACGACCAAGCGTCCTTCAGCAGAAGAAACGGCTGTAGTACGTGGAGCAGCTGCAACTGTTCCGACATCATGAGTTGGCTCTGTGTAATAAGGATAAGCCATATAATTATAACAGATGAATTAATTATAAATTAACGGAATACAACTGTTTTTGGCTCACCCGAAGAATTAGAATACGTTAGGGTTTGAACGGCTACCGATTAATTTATCAGCAGCACCCTCATCAGAGATAATGGTTGCGTTTTGAGAAGGGCCTCCGCCAGCGTCCGCCGCAGCGTCCTTGGCAGCTTCACCTTCTTCTTTTTGCTGAGCTTCCTTGGCTTTCGCCTGTAAGGCAGCTCCCTTGACTGTATTGTATGCTATTTCAATATCAGTTTGGTCTGGATGTTCATCAAACCATTTATCAATATCCTTAGCATATTCAGCAAAGTCTTCGGTTTTAGCAACGAACTCATTAACCCTGTTCTCGAAGGTTCTCATTTCCTCAACTTCGTCGATATTCTTTTTCAATCGTTCTTCAATACCTGCAACCATGTCCTTGGCTTTATCAGAAACTAATTTCTCAATCGCCTTAGGGTCCATAGCTTCGTATTTTTCTTTACCGACTTCTTTCTTAACTTCTTCGTGAGCTTGGGAAACAGCTTGTGCTTCCGGGGCAGAAACTTTACCCTCAAGAGCAGCTTTCGCAAGGTCGCCATCGACCTTTCCATCTATGATGGCTTGTACCAGTTCTGGCTGCTTGTCAAGTTTATCTAAGAGAGGAGAAATCTGATTAAAGAATTCTCTAAATTCTCCAAGTTCTTGACCTTGGGTTCCTAGTTTCTTTTCTAGTTCTTCATATTGCTCTTTCGAGACCGCTTCAGCGGATTTGTTACCTTCATCTGTTGGTGACTGTTTTTGAGCTGACTCCCCTGCATCTACGCCACCTGTAGCAGGACCAGCTATATTTTTATCAGAACTCCCCGCTTTAGCAGCTTCTTCAGCTGCAGCTTCGGCTGCGGCTCCTTGTGGGAACTCAACCGTTGGCTGTGTATTAGCGGATTCTGTTGATTTGTTTTCTTCAGACATATAATTTCTTCATAATAATAATTAGTGAAAACTAATTAAAAAGACCTTTTTAATTATTCTTCATCCTCAGACTCATCGTCTTCGGACGCTTTTTTAATCTTTTCGACATGACGCTTGGCTAACGTCTTAGCTAAGCCGACAAGGTCAACTCCCTCTTTTGCGGTTTTTTTAGGTTTGTTAACCCGCTCAGAAAGTATTTTACTTATCTTACCTGCCTCAGATTTCTTCATCTTTGATAAATCAATTTTTTTCTTCATATGATTAATATTTTCTTAATTGTTTTTTAAGTATCTTGCGTTTCTTTTTCTTTGCCTTAAAGCCAGCATTAATCTTTAATCTACCCTCGGCCATTGAAGTAGCCGTGGTTCTTGGGCCATTATCATGTGTTGGTTCTGGAAAAGGCATACAATTACTTTTTTAACTTATTTTTAAGATATTTACGTTTTTTTTCAGGCAATCCTTTAGAACTCTGGCCGCTAACAAACTCACAAGCCTTTTCACGACTAAATCCTTTTGGAGGGGCGATACTTCCATGACAAACACCTTGCATAAATCTAAATTGTGATTTACTTGTTGCTGGCATATATTTAGCTCTTAGCTACGCCAATCTTCTTAATTTCAACATCCCAAGTTTCTCGTGAACCACCTTTTCTTTCGTTTAACGAATGACTAGTAATTTTGCCCTTAATTACTAAGGTTACATCATTATCTACATCATATCCTTTCAATTCTGGTGCTTGAGCAACGTTTAAATAAAGAGACGGATAATTAACCATTGACGGTTTATACGCTACTGGTTCGTCCATTTTCTTTCTTTTTTCACCAGCATCGTGCATTTTAATCTTGCCTAATACTGACTTAAGAAAGCCTTTTTTGTTATCTTCATTACTCATATGTTTATATTATAACACAAGTTACAACACTTATACTAATTTTAAGCATTCGACCTTTATTTTTTTTGCTTAGATTTTTTAATTTCTTCACCCTCGGCCTTAGCTCTTTTCTCTTTTTCCTTCTCAATAAATATAGTTAAATAACTAAGAGCTGACCTAAATCCTTGATTTTGTGCCATCATTGTTGGATTTTTAAATGGGTCTACACTAAATAATGTTTGTTCGGCCAAAACACGCAAACCATCATAATAGGCTTGAATTGCTGGCCAATACTTCGAATCAGCAAGCTCGACGAGTAAATCAGCAAGCTCCTGATTAGAAAATGTGGGTTGTTTTATGGTTGTTTCCTTCATATATTTATCTTCATATTAATAATTAATTAGTCGGTTAGACCTTTGATATATTTTCTTGCAGCCGCATAATTGCTCTTTTGTACATATCCTGAAATTGCTTTTTTCGCATCTTCTCTTACCTTTTTAGGCAATGAAGTTGGTACTTGCTTCATAAAAGAACTTAATGCTTTTTGGTCATATCCAGCTCTGCGACTCATTTGGTCAACACGATATGGATAGGATAAAAGACTACCACCAACGTCAGCGACGCCTTTGAAGCCCTTTTTTGCCGCACCAAGTGCTCGTTTTAAAAATGAACGTTTTTTTTCTGTAGACATATGATTATCGTTGAATATTTAATGCTCTATTCATTATATTTTCCTCAGGGCTTCCGGGTTTTCCAGTAGGAATATTTGTATTTACCCTACCACCACGGTTCAAACCCCTTGGATTAGTTGTTGGTAGACCTTTAGGTGTGGGAGGTTTCCCACCTTGCAACAAATCTATTGGTAATCCAGCCTCACTAAATGGAGAAGCTCCACCTGCTTGTTGGCCGAATGTATCACCTAGCATTGCCAAAGCTGCCTGTGCTACGTCTGCTGGTATTTGACCACCACCCATCTTACTTGGCAACATTTCACCACCAGCCTGAGGTTCTCCACCCATCATAGCTGCCATTGGGTCAGGTAACGCAGGACCTTGTGGCTCTTCTGGAACACTAATTGAATCAATATCCCAATTCCAATCATACAGTAATTTACTAGTAAGTCTCTTAGGGTCAACGAATGGCAAACTAATAAGCAATTGGAATAAATCCATATCCTGTTTCTTTTTAATATCATTCTGACCAGCGATTGATGGTAATACTGTTGCTTTATAATCGAACTGTCCTAATAAATCATCCTTTTCAATTAATGGATATTCTATTCTTCCACCTTCACCGAGAATACGAATAGTAAACGGTTCTGTAAAGAATTGACGATACATTGAAATCCAATATCTCATCAATGTTGAGAAACCATCACCTAAGTGATTTACAAATAATCTTACACGCTCGAGCGTAGATTCTCTCATATGTCTAACCTCAGTCGCACTACCAGCGGAACCAGAACTTCCCATTGAGAAATCATCAACACCAACACCGTATCTCATGTCACCCTTAATTAATTCTTCTTCTTTGTAAGCACTTGATTTAATATCACCAAACTGAATTTCTCTTACTCCATTCGGGTCGGTTGAATAAACAATACCGAACGGACGTGTTACCAATTCTTCTTTATCAATATTTGCCAAAGGATTAACCACCCACATCTTGTGAATATTAAGTGTGGTAGCATCAAGCCTTTGGTTCTTAATCATGTTCAAAATAATTTGAGGGCTCTCTAAAATCATTGGAATACCAATACCTTCAAATTCATTTGGCAATCTCAAATAAGGAATTTCAATAAATGGTGTTTCTTTATAGTCATAAGGAATTGGAGTTTCTCCACCTTTCAAAACAGGGACATCATTAACCATGACTGCATACTTGTCATCGAATGGACGAGTCCATTCAAAGACTTCGTGCATTTTTTGGTCTGGGTCGTTTGTCTTACTATAAACATTACCGGCCAAACCACTGATTGATGTTGTATAATCATCACCTTTAACTATTCCTTCATGAGTAAGTTTAGTTTCATTTCTGACTTGAGCGTAGTCTTGAGTGTCACCACTTTGTTTTTTAAGAGCCATTTCTAATCTCTTCTTATCATAATTAGGATAACGTCTTTTAATTGTGGCACCATTCAAAATTTTTCTTCTAAACCAATATTGTTTATTTTTTGCTTCAATATTATGCCAGTCATACCATAAATCATAATTATCAACCCATTCAACAAATGGAGCGTCATAAAATACTTTCTTTTCTTCCTTCCAGTCCATTTTCTTTTTACTCAAGTCTTTTGTTTTTAAAAATTTTAATGTTCTAACATCTTTTTTCCAATAGGCTTGCATAAAGCCAGTACCATAAATCAAAGCAGAAGAAACAACTAATTCAGCCATCTTGTCAGCATCAGAAATTTCCCAAATATATTCTGTTAATTGCTGAACCTTCATTGCTTTAGCTTGGTCTTCTTGAGTTCTACCTTGAACGCCAAGGTCTGGCCGAGCATCTAAAATACGAGGCTTTAAAGTTTCAACCACGCCGTGTGTGTATGGTACAAATACATTGGCCTGCCACCTATCAATTTCTTTAGCTCTGTCTGAGCGGTCAGAAATATAAAGTTTATAAGCTCTGTCTAAACGAGGTTTAGTAAGAACCTTAAAATAAGTCCTTGCGTCGTCTAGTTGCAGGTCGTATATTCTTTTTAATTCGACTTCTTTTTTACCGAAGTCTTCTGGTCTATAATCTGATACGTCCATATGTTTTAATAAGCATAGTTTTTAGGTAAATGTTTTTTATAATCTATTTGAGTTAATGGTTTATCATAAAGGATTTTAAATCCTTGAAAGCCAATACCGGCAGCAAAAATAGAGTCATCATGGAAACCTGTTTGTGGAACCATGTTCCCATTATCATCATAGATAAAGACTGACATTTCATCCACCAAAATTTTACTATGAATTTTTATTGATTTTTCTCGCACTGCTTGAGCTAAATCATCTATAAGCAGTGGACGAGTAACCTTTGTTGTACGCCAGCCCATTCTATCACTAAAGCTACTATCGATTGATTCATAACGAGCTGGCCTGAAATACATTGATGGATAAGTTAATTGTTTAAGAATTGTCAAAGTTGTTAATCCATGATTATTAACCTCGACAACCATCAACGCATTAGCATATTCTCGACCCTTTTTATTTAATAATTCACCAAATCTATCAGGTGAAATTAAACCACGATACATTGCTACTTCCTCGCCAGTTCTTCTATCCCAAATAACAGCAACAGAATAATCACCACCGGCAACCCCTTCAGCAATATCAGCCCCACAAACATACATTCCGTTCTTAACTGGCGGTTTGTAAATCACCCAACCATCACTATCCATGTTAACAACGTGCTCTGTCTCATCATCGATTTTGACTTTATCACCTATCTTCAAAACATTCTTTCTTTGTTCTTTAATCATTTGTTGGTCGAAGACTGGGCGACCTGAAGCTAAAAATTCTAAGCCATATTCCTGAGCAAATGACAGTGGACCCATAGTCTTTTTCTTCTTTTCCATTTGTTCACGATTATAGCCCCACCACCATCCATATTCTTTTTTGATGTACTCATTATCTGTCATCCATAACCTGTGATACAAATTACCTTGGCCACGTGGAGTAGACTCAATAACCAAATTTCCCCATTCTGGTACAGATTCTTGGAGACCTTCCATTTTTGCTTCCGCTTTTTCCCAACTAGATAACTCCGTTACTAAACAGTTATTAATAGTATAACCACGACCTACGTTTTCACTATTAGGTAATACTAGAATCTTTGACTCTAACTTTGGAAAACTCAATTCGTACTTAGAATTATATTGCAATGTCGGTCGCAATTCTCTTGGTGTTGTATTGTAAAAGGTTTTAACCTTATCCAACAATTCAGCAACCATTGTCATATTGTAACCAATCAAAGCAGTCGTAGTACCCGGATGAGTAATAGTGTGGTGATAGAAATAACCAGTAACAGCTGTTGAAAAACCAAGCTGTCTAGCTTTCAAAATCATGACTCTGTTCCAAATTCTTAAAGAATTAAACAAGTCTTTTTGAGCTTCGTTTAATATGAATGGAATTAAGCCACCTTCTTTTGATTTAATTTTGCAGAAATTCTCCAAATAAAACTTGGGGTCTTTCATTTTGTCAAGAGCGTCGTTATTCTTCATCATATAATTGTTTACCAAGTTCCTTTTCCTCTGCTTGCCTCTTAAGTTCTTCCTCTGGAACCTTTGGCTGTATTACTTCATAATTGGTTGGGGCGGCCTTTATTTGTTTGGTATCTTTTTCTTGTTCTGCTTTAGCAGTTTCTCTAATAACCTCTTCCCAAGTTTTTATACTATCGCCCTCTTTTTCTTTATATTCATCCAAACCAAGTGATTTAAGTAAAGCTAAATATCCCCGTAAACGCACATTATCTTCTTCACTATTTTCTGATAAATCTTTAATACCATCAACAATAAAATCTAAATCAAGACCATTCCGCAATAATGCTTCATGGTATTCCTTACGAATAGCCAACTTATCAAGTGTTCTATAAACTTCAGCAACCGTCTTAA